TAACCAGGAGGCAGGTTATTGATGTTCTCAGCCCTCTGGTTGATCTTCCACCACCTACCTGATGCAAAGATATGGTCATTAGCTTCTGGGTTCTCAGGGAGATCTCCAGGAGCAACCTCTATAACTCCACCTGGTTGTTTAAAGAACTCCCATCCATACTTACCAGTAACCTTTTCCTTTTCTGCCATACGGAACCACCAATGATCGTCATCCATTGGGTTAGTATCCATCCATATGCCATGCCAAGAGGGGCCACCATCCCTTTGTGTGGGGTAACGACCAACCCGATGGGTAAGTCCGTCGATGACTGCTTTTGGCAGCTCTCGCGCCTCATTAACCCAAGCGCCGGTAAGCTCAAGGGACAGTAGCTTTCTGACATCCTTGGGCTGATCTAGCGCAAGGAAGATGACTTCGCAATCAATACCAGCGGCACCGCCCCTAGATGGCAGTCTGATATGATGAGTAATAGGTGGGGTCCACAGCATATGTCCAAAGGTATTCTCTGGGAACATATCTATCCAAGTCTTGATAGTAGTGGTCTTCAGTTCTGGATAACTGTTTCTAACGATAGCAAAGCGGGTGTACCTTATCCCATCTATAGGAGATGGCTTCTGCTTAACAGCTCGCAGCATTATCTCAGCACAGCAGGCATATGACTTACCGCTACCTACGGCACCCATAATGCCTCTAACAAAGGAATCTGAGCGTATGAAGTCGTAGACTACTGGTGATTTACTGAAGTCAAGGTTAAGACCGGCAACCCCAACCTCTTTCTGGCTACGTTCTTTAGTCTTAGACATCAGGAGAACCGTTCTCAATAATGTCTGGTGTCCTAATATTAATACCAATAACACTAGGTTTATCAGAGTCTTGTGGAGAATCCAGCAATCCAGAGGCTTTCGCAAGCAATCTCAGCACTCCAACCTTATCAAACAGCTCTATATCTAGGGTATTGTAGGAGTTACCATCCTTATCAGTCCTAGTATTGCACTTAATAGACTTAATGGCTTGAAGTGCGTGCTCGGGGATCTCGTTAGATGGCTTTACTGTAATGTTACCTTGAGCATCCCACGACATGATATCCGTGAGCTTAGTGTTAGCCATAGATAACAAGGCGTAGGATACCGCTTCCTTGTTAGCTTCTAGTGTTGCAGATCTCTTTAAATCACTCTGTATCGTCCTGATACCACCGTAATTCTTCAAGGATGGTATCTTCTTTGCGAAACTATCTGACATTCATCACTCCGTCTGTGGGATCACATCTACAGCGACTAAGCATCTGCCACCCTTAAATGGAACCCCTCTTTGTACATACAGCTTATCTACTTGGCTATCATCGTCATATACACCAGCATCCATCAAACTATCCAATACTGCTTTACATATATTATCTATATCAAACAATCTCTTGCTTCTAGGACATACGATAATACATACAGACAGTCTCGCATCCCCTAACTTAGGTACATTGTTCTCAGATACATAATCCGCTACAGCTTTCTTAAAGATAACTCCAGCTTTAGATATGAACCGTCTATTCCCATTAGCTCTCCAATAAGTATTAACTGAAGGGGGATATGGAAGCATTAACATCTTAACCTCTGCTGGCATCAGTCATACAGAAGTATAAGCTATCTTTAATAAATACTGCAAGATAAATATAACTTGCTATTAGGGAGAGATGGATATATTATTATGTCTTGGGGGCATAACCCACCCCTCGCAAATGTAGTGTCTGACAGATGCGGATAAACGTGGCGTACAGTAAGTGTTTCCTTAGTTACCTTGCCAGGATTGGATCTACAAGGAATTATCGGGGCACAGTCTACTGAGAGATAACTCTCTAGCCTAGATAAACAAGAAGACACATCCTTTTAGGATCTTTCCCTTTAATTATACGGGTAAGGTTCTATCTGTCTCTAAAATCCCACCTCATCGCATACTTAGTCCCACCGCTATACCGTGATCTTCTGTAAAACATATACTTAATACGTACCTCTTCTATCAGGTTCCGTTACCAAAAACAATTTTATATATAAAATTCAAAACACCACATAGCTAAGTGGTAAGCAGAAGTGGGAATCGCAAGCTCAATACAACACATCAACACAGAAGTGGGAAACCGGAGCTGAAATCAGGTACTAATCCACTAGAAAGTGGGAAAAAGTTGAGAGGTTTCAGAAAAGTACCGAAAAGTTGAGAGGAAGCCCCTCACCGCTACCGGTAGGGTGGGGGGGGGTAAGGTGCCTTCCGCCTAAGGTGCCTTCCGCCACAAGTGTAATGTAATCAGCACCTTGCGCAGTGTGTACATATGGACAGCGTGCTCAGCGTGCCATATCAGGTGTATATCGCCAGATGGGAATGAGGGGGTCAGAGTGTGGTGACAGTGACGCTACAGCGTGGATAGGTACACTCGAAGCTGAGTTAGAGTTATTCCAGACTCTGTCATTCTTTCCAGAATAAGAATATGCTCTTCAGTTCTTACAGAATTCCCACTTATACCCATAACTTCCCCCCAATTCAAGAGTGATTCTCCACTTTGTATAGGATTGACGGTAGACTCTGTTACCTTATTCCCACTATCGCACTCTGTTATCTCTTTAACCTTGCGTGGCCTACCTCTACTCTTCTTTATTGCGCTCATCTTAACTCCCTTTAATGGATGTATTGGCTCGATCAATGTATCCTGGGATATCCCTATTGCGTCCTCTGTATTAATACTGGTATCGTAAACCATCCTACGCACGCAACCACGAATACCAGGCACCCCGTGGCGTTTAACTCTAACGATATATCCTACCTTCTCAATCTTTTGTAGCATCAATGCCATGTAGGATTTGCTACATCCATAATCCCTCCCTAGAGCGGTACAACTAACGAATGACATACCCGCATTGTTACAATAGGAAGCATATAGTCCCAGGATCCTTAATTGAGAGAGAGATAACCTTTTCTCTCTGAACGCACGCAATGGGACAACACAAAATTTCCTCCCATCTTCCCTTTCTACCCTCTCAATCACTGGCTTCTCTGGTAACACGAATCCCATTTAATACCCTTTCAGCGAAAGTGAAGACTCACATTATATATATTTGTCCTAGACTATTGACAATATGTATGCAATTGACCGATACTTATTTCGTGCACCATTCGCACATTACATAAAAGGAACTGCCATGTTATATATATTAGAAGTGTTGTCAGTAGCCGGAATGTTCGCTCTACTAATCTTAGTTCTGCTAATTGGTGGGGGTGTAGCATGATGTATACATTCCATTCAGACCCTGGCCATGGTTGGTTACAGGTTAACAGGCTGGAATTAATGGACCTTGGCATTCTAGACAAGATATCCCATTATTCATATCAATACGGAGGGGATGTATACCTGGAAGAGGACGGCGATCTTAACTGCTTTATGAATGAGATGAAAGCCAGGGGAAAGCCGGTTGAGATAACAGAGATATGTAGCCGCCATGATGATTCCATCATCCGCTCCTATGAGGGGTTCACATTATGAAGATAATCAAAACAAAATACCTTTCACCAACTAACCATCATGGCGCACGCGTCAAAGCAATTGCCGGCAGTCTTTCGGTGACTATCCCATGGGATTATTCTTTAAATGAAACTCCAAACCATACGGCAGCGGTCAAAGCTTTAAAAGATAAGCACGGCCTGCAATGGGATACCTGTAATATGGGGTATGGTTATGATGAGAGTTATTATTATTTCACAATCGGTTCTGGGAGGGTATCAGTATGAGGGATATACACGTCATAGCGCACGAAATAGCATCAGACTGGAAAAAGCCTAACTATGCGGCCGTACCTTATCTTGACGCCATGTATAGCCTATCATCGATTAATGATACTTACGGATGCGATAGCGGGCGTGGAATAGTCGCATACTTCCTATGTAATGCCGGCGCCTGGCGTGGTGAAACTGCCAAAAGGATTAAGGCGGAACTAAAAAGCTTATAGAGTCTTATCTTATGGGAGCAATCCCATAGGGGAACACTTTAAACACCCATTACATCAGAGGAAGTAAAATGAAGACATCTAAGAAGCCTAGTGGTTATATCCTGTATCGTGGCAAATCAGAATTAAACGGCAAGCCTATTGTCGTAATTGCAATTACTAATAGCACCAATTCTAAAACCGGTAATATGGTCCAGACTTACATCATGGCAGATAATGGATTATCGCCGGTTGTATCGGCTCGAATCCTGGAAGATGCGGCCGTATGTGGTGATTGTAAGCACCGGAGGGGATTGGGTGGATCATGCTACGTTAACCTGGGACAGGGACCACGGTCAGTTATGTCCGGTGTGTTGCGTGGTATCTATCCATTTAACCCTATGCAAGCGGCAATAGAATGCACCGGTCGTAAGGTTAGGCTTGGGACATATGGGGACCCCGCGGCCGTGCCATTCCATATATGGGAAAGCCTATTAGAGAATGCGGCCGGGAATACCGGCTACACTCATCAATGGCGCAAATTTAAATCAGCTAAAAGCTTGAAGCTTATGAGTCTAGTCATGGCATCCGCCGACAGCGAAGCCGATAGAATTGAAGCAATTGCACGCCGATTCCGTACGTTCCGGGTCCGGTCCAGTGATGAGCCGATAATGGCCGGGGAATTTCAATGTCCGGCAAGTAAAGAAGCCGGTAAAAAGAAGACTTGTGGCGATTGCATGGCGTGCGATGGTGGAACAGGTAGAAAAGGCTCACCAACTATCGTGGTTCATGGCTCACTGGCCGGCCGATTTACTAATTAAGGTATAAAAGCCGATCCTATAGGGTCTATCGGACCTTATGGGATACTCTTTTGTACAATGCGGGGATTATTCACCGCATGAGGTATCTATTCGCGTATCTATTCGCGTATCCATTCATAAATGAGGTTATCTATGGAAGACTTAGAATTCAGTGATTATGAATTAAACCAGGAAGACGACATTATCCTAGACATTGAGACAGACAGTTACCTGGACAATCCTAGGCATGGCCAAGCCTATTATTTAAACAATGGGGATTATTAAATGATCAGACTATGGTTAACGCCAATTCTAGCGGCCGTCGCCGTATGGATAGTCTTTTTTGGAATACTACACTTATTGGAACATATGGGAAAAGTATACGGACAATAGTCCGGACATTCTAATTATGCAAGGGGATTAATACGCTAGAATTCCAGCGTGTTACCTTGTGAGTGAGCGCTTACTAACGGTTAGTGGGTTAGTGGCTACTAACATTTAAAAAAAGTAGGTGCTCACTTGCCGTATGAGCAAGTAACCCAGGATGCCATATGGGAAGGGGCGGGCATTTTATAACTGGTCCCACGGTGGTTGGCGTCAGAATAGTTGGAGCTGGGCCGGAGAATTACTGTGGCTGAGCCAGCCAAATAAAAGCCACATATACTCTTGGAAAGTCTGGCTCGATAATAGGCCCTAAACCTCGATAATGTTACCTCTAAACTGCATATGGTTCTCATCCCAGACTGAAGCCTTCTCTGGTTCCAGCATATGGCCATCATGGAAAGTAACCACGATAAAGCCAGCAACCCAGTTCCTCGGATTATCCTCCATATAGCCAGC